ATAGGCAAAGCCAACGCCGCACTCACAAAGCAGCGTCAGGCCGAAGCAGGAGTAACCGGCTACAAGTGGCGAGGCGTACTTGATGAACGCGAGAGACCTGAGCACAGAGCGCGAGAGGGAAACTCTTACAAGTGGAATAACCCACCTCCTGATGGACACCCCGGGCAACCTGTAAGGTGTCGGTGTTACGCAGAGCCTGACTGGTCTGGTTCAGTTTTCGATATCGGCGAATAAATAAGGCAAAACATGAAAACAGTATCTCGCTTCGATGTGGGAGAGCTCCGTGCGTCCGTAAATGAGGATGGCTATCTGGAGGATGTGCCGGTAGTAGGGCGCGTTGGCATCCAGTTATACCGAAATCCAGACGGTTCAGTACGACGTGAACTGCGCCCACCGGAAGAAGTATTCAATGCTGATTCACTGGCGAGCTTCAAGGGCAAGCCGATCACTATCGGTCACCCGGGGGCAGTTAATTCCCGCAATGCCAAAAAGCACATGGTCGGAACCATGCTTGAGCCAGGCAGACAGGATGGTGAAAACGTCAAAGTGCCAATCATGGTGTATGACGAGAACGCTATTAACTCAGCAACCAGCGGCAGAACCAAGCAGCTATCCCTCGGCTACAGGTTAGACCTCGATGAGACTCCAGGAGAGTGGAATGGTCAGCCATACGACGCCGTCCAGCGAAACATCCGCATCAATCATCTCGCCCTCGTATCTAAAGCCCGGGCCGGTGATGTAGCAACACTGAATCTCGACGGTGATGAAGAAATCACCTTAGACGATGACGACAACCAACCAAAAGGTAAAACAATGCAGAAATTGCGACTCGACAACGGGCTTGAGTACGATGCTTCTCCTGAAGTCGTCGTGGCGTTCAACGCCCTTAAACAGGATGCAGAGGACGCTAATACCAAGCTGTCCGAAGCGCAAACAACCATCTCCACCATCACAGCAGAGCGAGACACTCTGAAAGCTGACGCAGCAGAGTTTGAAAACAAGCTGAAGCAGGCTCGCGAAGATGCGGAGAAGACTATCAAGGCTCGTACCGAACTCGAAGCAAAAGCAGAGAAGTACGGCATCAAATGCGACGGTCTCGATGACATTGCCGTCAAGAAAGCGGTTGTAGCCAAGCTGAAGCCATCTATCAAGCTCGACGGCAAAGACGACACCTACATCAACGTCGCGTTCGATATGGCGATTGAGTCAGCCCCTATGGAGCTGCAGCGAAAAATCGTCAATCAGGACAAAGCAGAAACCCGCGATGACTCCGCTGAACCAAAAGGCTCTGCCGCTGCTCGCAAAAAATACCTCGACCGCCTGCACGGCAAAAAGGAGACAGCATAATGCCTGTTCAGACTTCCTACGATAACGACATGCAGATCGCAATGCCAGGCATGCGTTCAGATTCAACTCATCAAATCACAGACGGGTGCAACGCAGCACAAGGCGCGATTAAGCCAGGCTATGTGGTTGCTCGTGTATCAGTCGCTAACGACAAGCGCGTAGTTAAGCAGGTGTCAGCTGCTGGCGATGCAGCAAACCTGATGGGCATCTGCCGCTTCAGCCACTACGGCTGCGTTACTGGGCAATACGAGGATGGCGACGCTGTTAACGTGATGACATGGGGACGCATTTGGGCTGTAACCACCTTAGCGACCGCACCAACTATGGGCGCAGACGTTAACGTTCTGACCTCAGGTTCTGACGCTGGCAAGGTCGCAGTAACCGGTGGCTCTCTGGCTCTGGGCTGGGTGTTTACCGGCAAATTCACCACATTCAAAGACAGCGCTGGCGCAACAGTTAACCTGGCTGAAGTGCAAATCCGCAACCAGACCACACAGCCAACCGCATAAGGAACAATAATGGAACAGATGAATTACGACGAAGCTGACCTGTTCGCTATTGAACATGGCGCGGCGGCTAACGGCATCCGACTGGATGAAGGGGAGTCAATCTTCCTGGCTCGTGAGCTGGACTACGTTAAGTCCAAAGTTTATGAAGTTGAATATCCTGCACTGACTGCAACTACGCTTTTCCCGGTAACATCAGAAATTCCTTCCTACGCCAAAACGTTCACTTACGGCGTGTGGGATGCAGTTGGTATGGCGCGAATCATTGCCGATTACTCTGATGACCTGCCGAACGTAGGCGTTAACTATCGTGAAGAAACCGGCAAAGTTTTCAGTCTCGGTAACTTCTACGAGTACAGCCTGATGGAAATCCGTGCATCACAGGCAACCGGCAAGAATCTGCCTACCCGACTGGCTAACGCTGCTCGTCGTGCGCATGACGTGAAGGTTAATGACCTGGCATTCTACGGTGATGATGATTATCAGATTGTCGGCGTTCTGGAGCACCCCAACATTCCAGTTACCACCTCTGCTGGCTGGACTACTGGCGAAATCGCTTCTGGCGAACTGGAAGATGCGGTTTCCGCAATTGAGACAATCACCAAAGGCCTGCATTCTGCGAACGTCATCGGACTGCCGCCAAGCGCCTTTAAAATCCTGTCCAAGCCGATGCCAAATACCAATACGTCTTACATGACCTTCTTCAACCAGCAGTATCCTGGTATGCAGTGGATTCGTGTAAATGAGCTGGAAGATATCGATGGTGCAGGCACTAAGGCCGCTCTGGTCATGGAGCGCAACGCTGATAACGCATCCATGGAAATCCCGCAGCCGTTCGAACAATTGCCGCCTCAGGCAAACAACCTGGCATTCAAGATTCCATGCCACAGTCGCGCTACCGGCGTACAGGTTTACCTGCCGCTGACCCTGCATCTCATCAAAGGCATTTAAGAGGCTTCGTCCTCTTTTTTTAAGGATTACCAATGAAGATTACCAACGCATCAGCACGACTGTATTACATCGCCGGCCAGAAACTGGCACCGGGCCAGACTGCCGAAGTTGAAGATTCCTGGAAGGACAACAAAACGGTGCAGGCGTCCATCACTAAAGGTGAGTTGCGACTCGCTGACAAAGATGAAGCTGTGACCGCCAGCCAGGTAGAGAAGAAGGACAAGAAGTAATGAACATTGCCGCATTTGAAGGTCTTACGCCTCTGGAAATCTTCCGCAAGCTAGCGCCTGAATTTGCGGCTGTTCCTGATGAGGTTGTTCAGGGTTACATCGACTTTGCATTACTGTTTGTCTGCGAAAATGAGTACGGAGATGCCTATAACGTTGCTCTGGCTCTAATGGCGGCACATATCATGGCATCGCCTGGCGGGTACTCTGATAACGGTTCTACATCGTCTGGTCGCATCCTCTCACGCAAGGAAGGTGATTTGGCAATCACGTACGGTAACGTATCAGGTGATTCCAGTTACCTCAGCGGGACCACATACGGAAACCTGCTGCAACTGCTCCGCAAGAAGAGGGGGGCAGGATTCTCGATTATGACTCGCGGAGTCGTGGGGGGATGCTTGTGTCCGTAAAAATCACAGACAACAAGCAGCAATGGGAAAGGTTGAGGCGAGAACTGAATGCAGCCGGAAGCAAAGAGGTCGTTGTCGGCATCCAGAAGGGTGAGGTCAATGATGGTGTGCTTGTCGCTGAATACGCAGCATGGAACGAATTCGGCACGAGAACAATTCCTTCGCGCCCATTCATGCGCACTTACTTCGACACCTCAGTGTCTCGCCTGGAAAGGTTTTCCACAAATGGCGTGACGCAAATCCTCCTTGGCAGAGCGACCTTCTCTCAGTTTCTTAATGCTGCCGGTGTTTTCATGGTGGATGGTGTTAAAAAGAGCATATCAGGAGGCTCATGGACGCCAAACTCGCCGGTTACGATAGCGCTGAAGGGCTCCTCAAAGCCACTTATAGACACTGGCGTTATGCTTAATTCAGTCACCTTCGCCATTCATGATTACGGAAGGTCACAATGAGCAATCCGTTTCGCAGGCCCTATCAGGTTTTTACTCCATCGCCTTCGACATTGGTTAACGGCGTTATTGTTGATGGGGTGATGACGGAGTCAACAGCTTACTTCAGCGTGCAAAGCATCAAGGATACACAGGAGATTGAGAGTCTGGAGGAAGGGAGGAGGCTAACTGATTATCGCCGCCTGTACAGCGACACTAAGATTCAAATTACTGATGATTTTCCCATGGCTCAGCCTGCGCTTGTCGTTATCGATGGTTTTAATTACGAAGTTAAGCACCGCGAACCATGGCAAAACGGAATCATACCCCACTATAAATATTATGTGGTAAGGAAGCGAGATGGCTGAAACGACCGTGTCAACCTTAGTTCCTGATGCTGTAGAGTCCGCCGCTTACCGTGTTTTGTCCCAACTAATATCCGTACCTCTCGCTTACGCCAATCAGAATAACTCCCGGCTTCCTCTACCTTACGCCACGCTTCGTGTATCAACGCGCACAACCGTTGGCAGGGATGAGCATGGCGATGTAGATGATGAAGGTGTTATGCCGTCACACGGTGTTAGAGAAGGCACGGTGATGGTTAATGTGTACGGCGGAAGCGCACGAGAGCATTGCGACGATCTGATTAATAACATCCGTAAAACCACATCACGCTACCTGATGCGCAGAGAAAAATTCGTTATTGCAGATAGCGCTCAGGTTAACGACCTGACAGGGCTGCGAGATGAAGCAAACTTCGAAGCGATGGCGAATGTAGACCTCACATTCCGCTATACCGGCAAGTACACGGATAACGTAGGGCTCATAGAAACCGTTGATGCGACAGGCGACATCGGCGGAATAGAAACACACCTCACTATCGCCGTCACATTCGACTAATAAACACGGAGTTTCATCAATGGCAAATCTAAGCCAGATTGCCAACGTGAATATTTCGCTGGACACAGCGAGTATCGCGAAGGCGTCATTCGGCATTCCACTTGCAGTCTCGCCGACAACGGCATTCAGTGAGCGGATCCGTAAATATTCAAGCTATAGCGCTGCACAGCAGGACAACCTCGATCCTCAGACGCTTAAAGCGCTATCAGCAGTGTTCAGTCAGACCCCGCGCCCTAATCAGGCATGGGTTGGTCGCCGAAACGCCGTCTCGGTAGACCTGGCGGTAACCAATTCGACGATCTCAACGGGCAATATCTTCGCGTTCAGTGTAAACGGCACGACCGTGACGTATACCGCAGCGAGTGGTGATGATGCATCTGATGTATATACCGGTCTGAAAACAGCACTGACGGCACAATCTGTAGTTGATGCGTTGTTTACCAGCACCTCTGATGCTGAAGGGCTTCATCTGGTTGTAAAGGCGCCTGAGACGGCAACCATCGTTAAGCCAGTAACGAACCTGTCAATCGCAACCGCAGGCTCAGCAGACGGATTAGAAGCTGACCTTAACGCCATTCAGCAGGAAGACCCGGGCTGGTACGGCTTTGCTCTGGTAGAGCATGGTGATGCGCTAATTCAGGATGCAGCGGCATGGGCTGAGACGCAGACGAAACTGTTCTTCGCATGTAGCGATACTGCTGATATCTGGACTTCTGCTGATGACGATATCGCATCGCAGTTGCAGAACCTGCAATATCTGCGCACTGCGTTAATTGCTCACAAAGCTGCGGCTACTGAATATCCTGAAATGGCATGGATGGGGCGATGCTTCACCATCGCTCCTGGTGGCGAAACGTGGGCGCTTAAATCACTGGCGGCCATTACGCCGAGCAAGTTCAGCGACACAGAGCAGAGCTACATCTTCCAGAAGAACGCTAACGCCTACGAGCAGTACGCCGAAAACACCTACCTGATTAACAAGGGCAAGGTTGCTTCTGGCGAATGGATTGATGTTGTACGATTCCGTGACTGGCTGGTTGACACAATTCAGAAGAACATGGCTTCTCTGATGATTCGCCAGAAGAAAGTTCCTTACACCAATGGCGGCATTGCGCTCATCGTCAACAACCTGAACGGCTCGCTAATTCAGGGACAGCAGGCCGGCGGCATCGCACCCGACGAGCGTGACAGTGAAGGCAACACAATCCCCGG